TCTATTACAAGTAGTGATACTGCCTCTGAACGTGCAGAATCAGTAGCCGCCGATACGGCTTTAATTTGAGAACCGTTTTTAAGTCTAAGTGAAAGTCTATTGTGTTCAAGTACTGGTAGCTGCATCCAAGTCGGCAGATTATCGTAAGCAAATCTTACTTTAGTTACCATATTCTTAGCAGTAGCTTGCGTAGTTGCCAATACAAGGATATTTTTATCTTGCTCAAATAACATCATCCATAAAGAGAAAGCAGAAGTTAAAGTAGATATACCTAACTGTCTTGACTTATTAATGATTGAATAGTCGTTCCTCTGTAAAAGACGTAAGACCTTTTCCTGAAATGGATACAAGTTGAAAGTCATTCTACCCTTAGTAGGATGTTGAATGGTGTAATACTTCTTCATGAAGTATACAGGGTCTTGCTTACACTTTATAAGCTCTTGCTTAATAGCTTCGCTTATATTGACTCTAGACATTGTTTATTATTTATAACCAACTAGATTGCTTCGTCTTCGCTACCGTCATCTACTGTGACGTTCATAGCTTGATCTATGTCAGCTCTTAGTTTTTTAATTTGCATCGGAATATTACCGATTGCTTGCTTGTATTGGTCGAGTCCAAGTATATTACTTTTTAGCTGCATAACTAATTTATCCTTCTGCACTTCTAAGTCTTGTAATTGAGCTTGTTTTTTATGAATACCTGTTAAAGATACGTCATTTTGCTTAACGTCTCTTGTACTAGGTTCTTTTTCGAATTCAGCAGAATCATCTGGTTCTGACTTATTCCAATCATCTTCTTCTTCGTCGCCAAACATCTCTTCATCATCACCAACTGGCATGGTTAAACCAGTATTATCTTCTTCTCTCATTTGAGATTGACCTGTTAATTTGTTCTCGCTTAAGAACTTTTGAATATTGAATACCATATTACTATTTTGTTATAAATAGTTTAGTACGCAGTATCAAAGCCCATTGCATTGTCTACAGGCATAGGCTTATTTTGAGACAATAAGCTCTTCCACTCTGCTTTTGAGTATTTAATTCCAAATAAGTAGTATTCAGGAGCTTTCTTCTCTTCTTCAGCATAAGTAACGGCAGGGCCTTCTGTACTATGCATCTTGTTAGGTTCTCCTGTAGTCTCTAGGTAGGATAATTCCTTACCGCAAATAGTTTTCATCTTCTTTATAGTACTTTTTGTTCTCATATTGTTTATTTATGTAGAATATAATAAAAATATTTCGTATTTCCAACAAAAAACCCAGCTTTTAGTGCTGGGTTTTATAATACTCTGTAGTTTTTTAAGATTCTGTCTCTTCTGCCTCTTCTTCTGCCGGCGTAGGTGTTTCTGAAGCTTCTTCTGGCTCTGTACCTTCTCCAGCTACTTGCTCTTCTCCCTCTGCTCCTTGTGTTTTTACCGGATTTCCTATAGAAAGTAATCTTGCTATAGCATTTACTGCTCTCTCTCTTTCTCCTATTGTTTGCAAGTAGAATTTTTTACCTGCTACAGTCGCTTCGTATACTTTACCTAGGAAGGTTAAAGTAAAAAACTGTCCATTATGTAGTACAATTTTAAACGTAGTTGGTTTAGGGGCTAAAATATAAATCCCTGTAATGTAATCTTTATAAGCTGAAGTCATTAACATCTCTAAAGTTGCCTTTAAAGTAGGATATTTCATTAATAAGAAGTTAATTGGATCGTCTTCAAACGACTGTACGCTCGGTTCCATTCTTTCTACTTCCTTTAAAATAAGTCTTCTTACTATTTCTCTATTTGTTGCCATATTATGCTAATAACGTGTTAAATTCTTTAAAGTGTTTGATACGATCAGCTAATCCGATTGTACCTCCGTTGACTCTTTTTGTAATCTTAGTAACTACAACGTCAGTGGCGCCTTCATCGGCAATCTTATTCAATCCATTTTTAGACCAAAACCAAGCAGCTGATGCTAATGCATATTGAGTTGCTACTAAGTCTGGATTTGCACAGATATCAACGCCGATTGCTTTTCCAAAAGCTGTATAGTTGTCTTTACCTGTCAATTGAATATAGCCTCTTCCGTGAAATTTCCAACCTTCTCCTGTAGTTTCTATGCCATTACCCATTCTACCGCCGTAAATTAAATTAGCGATCTTTTCAGGTTTTCTTTCGTATAACTTAGCTTTAGCTTCGTTAGGAAAATATTTTTTAAACAAGCCTAATAGCCCTTTTGCACCATAATTTAGGTTTTCTTGCGTTAATCTAAAGTTACCACTCTCATGTCCACATTGTGCAAGAAAATGTGCAAGTCTTAATGAAGTATTTACTTGAAACTTCTCAACAATAGTTGGAATATCTGCAATTACTTTGTCAGGAACGTGTCCTTTTAGCTTATCTAGGTTCATGTCTTAATTATCGTTTAGCGTTCTTCCACATTGCAGCTGCTGCGATCTTTTCACCCTTTTCACCGCCGCCCGCTGCTTTTGCTACTTTTTCAAAACCTTTACCTTTTTTACCAATATCTTTACCTGCTTTAGCTTTTTTAACTATGTCAGATTTTTTCTCTTTACTTAATCCAGCAGAAGGTTTCTTAGCTTCCATCATATTAAACCCTGGCCCTGGCTGTTGCATTTCTTGAGATTGACCTGCCATAAAATCAGCAACTGAGCTCAAATAATCAGAAGCAAGTGTAATATAAGAAGAAACCCATCCTGGTAGGTTATCGCTATCGCTAATCATGCTTGCAATTTTAGAAGCATTTGAAATAGCGCTTTTTAATTCACCGTGAGCCATTGGAGCTTCGTGGTCTTCACCGTGATTCCAGTCACGTCCGCAATCTTCACATTCTGGTAGTAAATCTTTTAGTTTTAACATTTTAACAATGGTAGTTTAAATATCTTTGTAATGCTTTTGCATAATGCGTACCTTTATTTTTTAGTTTACTTTTTGCAGAACTTACTCGACTACATGAAAGTTTACCTAATCTATTTTTTAAAATACCAGGTTTAACTGGATCGTCAATTCCTTCTTTGATAGGCTCATTTAACTTTACAGTTACTTCGCATTCATATCTTCCGTCTGCTAAGCTGTATAGTTTTGAGCTCACTACTGAAGCACTTATTTGTCCTTCTGGTTTGCCTAGCTTAGTAGCTAATGCTGCTCTTGCTTTTACTGCTGCTTGACTTCTTGCTGTGTTTTCATTCGGGTGAACATATGAAGCAGTCGCAGTCTTAGCTGTATCTTGCTGAGTTGTTGGAGTAGGAGTTTTGTCTTGTCCTTTAGCTAAGTTTGGAGATCCTGCTAACCCTAAAGCTAAAGCGCCTGTTGCTAATGCTTTCTTAGCATTAAACTCATTCACTTCTTCCTCGCGAATCTCTTTTACTATGTCAATTAACTTTACCATGCTCTACAGCTCCAATATCTTGCTTTATCCCTCGGTCCAGGATTGCTACAGTTATGTCTAGCTCTAAAAGACTTTCTTCTTTTAGGATTAGATTTTTTAATTCTCATATTAGGATCGCCAAAGTTTACCTTAACGACGTTTCCTTTAGCATTCTTAACATATACTGATCTCTTCTTTGGTCCGCCTGGTGTTAAAAAAGGCTTACCTAAGCTAACTTTTCTACCTCTGTATTCTGCTTCATTTAGCTTATTGTAATTTTCCATTATATACTCCGCTAAACATTGAGGACAGTATTCATCTATCTCGTCTACTTCGTCTAATTTATTTCCTGCAGCAACTGCTGCTTTGTATGCTTTTGAGCCTTTAGGTGATGATTTTTCACCGCGTGCTTTCTTAGCATTAATGTTTGCCCAAAGTCCTTCTAGTGACATTTCCTCGTTAGTAGGAACACAATTAGGAACTTCCTTACCGTCTTTCATCTTAGTACCTACCGGGTGATATCCTCTCCAACATGGATTGTCTTTAGGATCTTCTAACCCCTCTACGTGATCTGCTCTTACTTGATGAAACTCTATAGGTCCGTCATCGTCTATAGTATGCATTTCATTAGTACGTCTATTACAGTGACTTTTACCTGTTAAAAAAGGTTTAGGGCACGATGTTCCTTTTGCATGAACATGGCCGCATTTGCCACAGCAAGTACCTTTTGCCTCTACCATTACTTTAAGTTTATAAGTTTGTACTTAGTAGTTTGAATCAATTTAACAACGGTATCTACCTCATTTTGAATGTAAGAGTCTTGTGGAATCTTAATTCTAATAGTCTCTACGTACATTGCTAAAGCTTCAAAGTAATTTACAAATTGTCCGTCTTCTTTAAAGGTAGCAGGTGAGGTATAACCTCTTTGAATACCGTACTTACCTTGAAAACTTTCTAC